CGTGGTCCTGAGCCATGGCAACGAGCGCGAGCGCGGCGCGGCGCTGGTGGCGAGTCCATTGCTGAATGAATTGCAGGACGACAGCGGCATCAGGGGCGCGGTCACCAACGCCCGGCACAGCAACGACCGATTGCCCGTCAACTTCCACGTCTACGGGCGCGACGGCGTGATGCCGGCGCACCTGCGGCTGCTGCGCATGATGTACCCGAAGCGGGCGTTCCGGCTCGGCGAGCTGCACTGGACCCACCGCCAGGACGGGGAGAATCGCGCCGACCGCGACGACGTTTACGCCGCCGAGGCCGGTGCCTACTGTCGGATGATGGTGGCCGAAGCGGCCCGGCTGGGCATGCCGTGCTGCCTGTTCACGGGGCGGGACTTCATGCCGGCCGAGGGCGAGGCGTGGCCGCAGTCCTGGATGGCGCTGACCGGGCGGGTACAGGCCAAGCCGAACAAGCCGGCGCTGCGCAAGCAGTTGGACTACGCCAAGTCCATGCTGGCCAACGCGTGGGGGCGGGGGCGGTGAAGCTGCAGCGCGTCAAGGGAAAAGAGAAACTTTCCAAAAGTTTAGAGCCTGACGAAAAACCGAAACCGAAGGGGAGTTAATATATTATGAGACGTATAAACGAAGGGTCTGGCGGGGTCAAGAAATTAGAACGAAAAGCGAAAGCTTTGAGTAAAAAAGCTGAATCCTATACAGATGCAACCTGGAGCCAGGATGAGACGACTCGCAGAGCTGCTTTTAAGGCTCGTGACGAGGCGCAGAAGAAAGCAGCAACAACGTACCGAAGGCTCGGACGCAGGCAAGGAGAAGGCTCTATGAGACCTCTGATGCGAAGCGTGGAAGCAGGCAAGAAACTGATGAAGTCTACCCCCGAAAATTTAAAGGATAGGCTCATGAAGAAGCATGGTCATAAGCTTAAAAATAAAAAAGTAAACGAACTGAAGAAATCCCTAGACAGTAGAAACACTCTAACTCCCGCTCAATTAGATAAGGAGAGCCCTGAGTTTAAAGTATCTAAGGTATCGAAGAAGAAAGCCGAAAAAGGTAGAGGAGTTACCCTTTCAAGGAAAACAATGGACACCGTTGATAATACGGACGCCAGCCCTAAATATGTAGACGCTACTGGGAAGACTAAATTTGCGCGACTAAGAGGTTGGGCTAAACAGATGAAGGCCAATAGAAAGGATAAAAAGGCCAGAAGAAGAGTGTACAACCAAGTTAAGTCCAACACAGATGAGCCCTCTATAATAGCATTAAAGAAGGATGGTTCCAGACACTTAGTAGCGGGAAATACAAGAGCAACGTTGAGGTCGGCGCTTGGTAAACCTATCAAGGCACATGTTTTTAAAGAGGAAAGAAATAAAAAGAAACCGGGTCTTTGGGCTAACATACATGCTAAGCGTAAACGCGGTGAGAGAGCAGCTAAACCTGGAGAAGAAGGTTATCCTAAAACTTTAAATATCGAAAGTAAATCACCTGCATGGCAACGCAAAGCTGGTAAGAATCCTGAAGGAGGATTGAATCAAAAAGGAGTAGCTTCTTATCGAGCTGCGAACCCTGGCTCTAAGCTCAAGACTGCTGTCACTACGAAGCCATCTAAGCTCAAGAAAGGAAGCAAAGCAGCCTCTCGCCGCAAATCATTCTGTGCGCGTATGGGCGGTATGAAAAAAAGACTAACATCTGCAAAGACTGCAAACGACCCTGATTCAAGAATCAACAAGTCTTTGCGTAAATGGAACTGCTAATTAAAAAATCGCGAAAACCGTATTAAAAAAAATTTCGTTTTAACTGCTATATAATTAACATGGGGACTGCACCACAAACTATTAACTTAACTGCTACAAAAGCCATCATGGGTGTTATGACTCCCATCGTATTTGTAGTGTTTTTCTTTTTCTCTTTGCAATCGGGCGTGGCGGAGAACAAAGAAAAGATTGAAGGCAATAGCGTTTCAATAGAAAAAATGGAAGCGCGCATTGAGTCTATGAGTTCTTTACTGCATGAGAACAACACCAACATCAAACTCATCCAACTTCAAATGCAGTACATTTCAGAAAAGCTAGGGTCCGCGTCTAGACCGACCGCAACCGACCAATGACAAAGGTACTGTGGTAGCCTATATATAACGTATGGCACGCAAGAAAATATCTGAGTTCAACCACAACATCGTTCCATCCGAGGACGCTGATGGTAGTTTGAACTTATTTGATTTAAATAATCCAGATATAAACTTGTTCAACGCGATAGACGATGAACTCATTAAGGTATCCGGTTCTAAAATTCTAATATATACATACGAGCACGACGAAGGGTACGATGACCTATACGAAGAGAACCGTATGAAGGCTATCAATCCTTACCCTAAAGTTGTCTGGGGTCACTATGACCCAAGAGCATTAGAAGAGAACCTCACCGAGTTTGGTATTGAAATTACCAACGACCAAGTATTTACCTTTAACAAGGCTTACCTGGAACAAGAGCTTCAAAGACCTCTACGTTCGGGGGACGTTATAAAGCCTTCATTCCAGAATATTTTCTACGAAGTTTATCAAGTAGTTGAGGACGGATTCTCCTCCTACGGCGTGTACCACCTTCAAGCCTCCGCACGCGTCATGAGAGACACTCCAGAAGTATTTCCCGAGACTGCGTCGGAAAATTAGAACACTACGATTAATAGGAAAACTAAATAAAGTATGAAACGGAACTTATTGGAAAGCAGACAAAATCGAGAACTAGCTTCGATGATGATTAATAACGCCCGAGGAAACGAAACCCCTGAGCAGAAAAAGAAGCGGCTTGAGGCAATTAAAGCTTTCAATAGGCGAGCTATGGCTAACCGACCAAAGAGACGTGCTATTGATTGGGAATCCGGTAGGGACCCACGAGCTGAACGTGCTATCAAGAAAGCCACTAAAGGTGTTAAGAAGACTAAACCAGGTGCAGCTAGAAGAGCGGCTCAAGCTCACGGTGATGTTCAAGAGTCTACCTCGTACCGCAAGGGAAGCACTACCGAAATCAATGAATTTTTTAGGAAAACAATCAATAAAACCCGTGATGCTGCTGGCTCCACTGTACAAGGCACAGGCGAACTAGCAGGGAGAGGTATTAAAGCAGCTGGGGATACCGCTGGCGAGACCGTCAAAGCGGCAGGCAAGCCAGTAGGCAAAACTGTAAAAGGAGTTTCTAAAATTACAGGGAAAGGGTTAAAAACTGGAGGCAAAGTTGTAGGTAGGGTAGGTCGCCGTGTAGGTATGGGAATGATGGCGAAAGGCGCAGCATTGTCTGGTACTGGTATTGGAGCGGTCCTCGGCGTACCTCTCGCTGCGTTGGGAGCGGGACTCGCGGGAGCCGGAACTGCGGGAGAAGTTGCAGGGAGAACTGTCGGAACGGGTCTGGACAAAGGCGCTGGCGTTCTAGGTAAAACTGCGGAAATGGGAACTAGAGCTGCGGGCTCGGGAATTAAGAAAGCAGGTGAAGTAGCCAGGGCTGGCGTGAGAAAAGTAACTGGAGCAATCGGAAACACAATTAGACCGAAAAAACCTGGGTTGAACGACCATATAGAATACTCGAAAGGGAGACTCTCTGAAATCCTAGACGCTCAAGGGAATGAAATTAACCCAGATAAACCAAAAAAAAACACTAGCCTAGTACCCGTAAAAACAGGACAGACAAAACCAGCAGTCACACCCCCTAAAAAACCAGAAGTCATACCTCCTAAAAAACAGAGTACTCGGCCAAAGCCTAAGCCTAATATTACTGATGTAGACGCAGAAATTATAAAGAAAGCTAATCCAAAAGCTGGGACATCATCTAAGTCCGGCAGAGCTGGCAAGGTAAAGGACTGGGTTAAGAGAGCTGCAGGTAACACAAAGGAACGGGTTCAGAGAACTGTAGGCAACGCAAAGGCACGGTTTAAGCAAGCTAGAGTCGAAAGAGCCGCACATAAAAAAGACATAAAAGCCGCAAAGATGGCAGGTCGGATAAAGCGTGCAGAAGACGTAGCTAGGGACCCTAGTAAGGGTCTAGGGTATAAAGCTGTAAGAGGAACTGGGAAAGTCCTAGGCAAACTAGGTAAGGGTGCTCTCACAGGAGCCGGTCTCGCTGCGGCAGGTGTTGGCTACCTCGGAGGTAAAACCTTAGGCGCAGCAGGCAGAACTGTAAGCGGTGCTCTTAGAGGAACAGGTAAAACCGTAGGTGGTGTTGCTGGAGGAGCGGGCAGAGTTGCAGGCGGTGCTCTTAAAGGCGTTGGAAACTTCGCTACGCACTTATCCCGTATTGGAGATGCTACCCGCTCGTAATGCCTTCTAAAAACATTGCAGTTTTCTTTGGGGATGAAACCTTTCCTAAGAAAGGTCGAGGTCGGAGTTCTAAGGAATGGGAGGCGTCTGTTGGCAGACTAGCAAACGTACTCAAGGAATTAGATATACACCACGCGTACCTGCCTTCCTACAAAGGAACTAATATAATCGCGGGTCACATTTTTAAGAAGCTGGGAATACCGTACACGTTAGTGATTCCTCATCCAAGCTTTGGAAGCAATTCAACCATACGGTCTAAAGCCAAACTGGCTGAGGTTGCCTTAATGGCTGACAAGACTATTGCTTTTGGAGACAAAGAAGACGACTCCGATTTAATCCTAAACATTAGCGAAGTGAAAGAAGACTTCGTGGATTACATCGGAAAGCACTGTAACTCTATCATTATTGCGTCCGATAAGAAAGGAATGACTAGGAAGCTAGAAAGACTTCTCAGGGAATTTCCCGAGGATGCGTTTACCCAAATATTTACCACTCACTACTAAAGAAATACCCTCGCCTCCTATTTAAGAAGACGAGGGCTAAAAGAACTAGGCAGGACTACATCAGCTTCACAGCTTCTTGGTCTTTGCCTTTTTTCATTTTAATGGATAGAATACCGTTAGTAAATGAGGTCTTTGCTTCTTTGGCATCGTAAGCCCTCTCAACGTTCAACGAGAAGTTAATATTCTTTCGCGAGATTCCCCTGTGCATTTCAATGGCAGAGTCGTCGGAATCTGCAGGTTCCGCACTAATGTGAAGGATGCCTTCACTGGCAGTTACGGAAACCTCATCCTCAGTATACCCTGCTAGGGCAAATTCAAGCGTAAGCTCGTTGGTGTCTTTGGACAGCCACACATTAGAGTGTGGGAAGTTCGGCAGTCGGAACACTTCAGACTTTCTTGCCTCAGGAATTCTATCCCAAGGTCTCACAACATTGCTGAAGTTGCTGCTCGTGAGTAGTTCTAAATCTCGAAAGATTTTATTAAAATGTGTAAAATAGTGATTCATGTTACCTCCATGGTTTATCGAATCATTAGAGACCCTTTCGGCATCTCTCAAAATGGTAACCTTTGCAGCGTTACCGTTAGTTTCATAGTATATTATAGTTCTTAGAGAGCCATTTCGTCATTTTTTCCTTCACCGGCTGAATAAACTACCTTTTCAATGCCGTGACTGCGAAGAAACTCTTGGCAGCAGGGGCAGGGTTTGGCTAGGTTGCCTCCCACCCGATATACGTAGCAAGTTCCTCCACGTAAAGACCGCTTAGATTTTAAAGCTGATACTAAGGCTGATGCCTCTGCATGAAGGTTGCCTGAATGAGAATTACCGAACGTAGGGTGTGTAGCTGGTTTGTTATACCCTCTTCCGACCACAACACCTCTGCGGTCAATAATTACAGCACCTAGGCGATATTTTCCATATCCCTTCAGGCTTTCTTTTTGTGCGATTCTCATCATATCGTAGTTACGTCTGGTATTTGGTAGGAGCGGTAGGACTTGAACCTACGGTCGTTCGCATATAAGACGAATGCTTTAACCAACTAAGCTACGCTCCCAAATACTGAATGAGGTAGACCGTCTTACTGCCTACAGCTGGTCTCGCGACTCAGCATACCTCACTCATATTATTATAGTCTTTGGCTGGTTGTTTCTAGGCGTGGGCGGGTAAGTTTTCTCCTGCCAGCCGTACGAAGGCTAGCCTGTTTTTGTTGTACATCTCATCAGGCTGACCTACGGACTCATGCCTTAAAAGCAGAGGCGCAGTTTTATTTACAAACCCTTTCCTAAAGGCTTGGTATGTGTAGAAGATATCATAAAAATGCCAATCCCCTTCAAAGGTTTTAGGCTTCCGCAACTGGATTGAATTTAACACCGCCCCGGTCGCCGCGAGGAACACCCCGTCCATAACCACAGTGTTCATTTGAGGTCCGAAACACTCCAAGCGCATACTAGATGTTGTGGTTCCATGAAAAATAAACCCACATAATGGGTTTTGAGGGCTCATAGGGGCATGCTGAGCCCCGTACCCTTCCCACCAAACGGCTTGCTTGGTTAGGTATCTGGAACCTGCTACTCCTAGAAATCCGGACTTTGGGGTCTTAAAATGATTATCTAAAATCTCTGTAAAATCTTCGGGGCTAGATAGGATTTCAATATCATCATGACACATGATGACTTGGTCATTCGCAGTTAAGTTAGCTTCTCTAGCCGCTGAATCGTACGCTTCGAATATGGACGATTTCCCTATTAAAACCTTAATGGAGTACCCAACAGACTTCAGAAAGGCTTTTAATTTGTCTAGTGTTTCGGATTTACCCGTTCTAGAAGGGATAAAAGCATACTTTCTCATACTATATAAAAGTAAACGCACTATAATAAATTAAATGAATAATGAGGAAATTTTAAAAGAGTTCAACCGGTGTGCTGAGGACCCGGTGTACTTTATAAAAAATTATATTAAGATTATTCACCCCGTCCGAGGTCAAGTTCCTTTTGATTTGTATAAATTTCAAAAACGAATTGTTACAGAGATTAACGATAACAGGTTTAACATTATCAAGAAATTTAGACAGGCGGGGGTTACCACAATCATGTGTGCCTACTCGTTGTGGTTCATTATTTTTAATGAAAAAAAGAACGTCATGGTCGTGTCCATTGGTGACCGAGAATCTACGTCCTTCCTTAGGCGCGTAGTTGAGATGTATGACGAACTGCCTTCGTGGCTAAAGCCCGGTGTTCATGAAAGAAACAAACACAACTTAGTTCTCGAAACTGGTAGTAGAATCAGGTCACAGCCAGCAGGTGCTGGTCGTGGTGAATCGGTATCTCTTTTGATTGTAGACGAAGCTGCCTTTATTGCGGACATGCAAGAATTTTGGGCTGCGATGTATCCTACCTTGTCCACAGGTGGTAATGCTGTACTTCTTTCCACTGTTAACGGAATGTCTAATTTGTACTATGAAATTTACAAAGGAGCCGAACGTGGGGAAAATGGATTCAATGTTATAGATATCTTTTGGAGGGAGCATCCGGAGTACACAGAAAAGTGGGCAGAAGAGATGAGACCCGCATTAGGCGATAGGATGTGGAGTCAGGAATATGAATGCGACTTCCTAGGCACTGGTGACACCTTCATCAACGCCGACACCTTGCGTCGAATGACGGATAATACGGAAGAGGAGTATAGCATTTCTTACAATAATAGAATGAGGATTTTTAAAGACCCAGAGCCTCTACATTCTTATGTCCTTTCAGTGGATGCATCCTTCGGCAGGGAAAAGGACTACTCAGCGTTTCACATTATTAACATGTACAATGGAGAGCAGGTAGCTGAGTTTTACTCCAACAATATATCTCTAAAAACTTTTGCTCAAGTTATCCACGATGAAGCCACAAAGTACAATCTGGCTTATGTCGTAGTAGAACGTAACGGACTAGGTTTGGCGCTTATTGAGGAGCTTTGGGACGAGTTAGAGTACGAGAATATGTGGACGGATGACAAAGGTGAGATTGGAATTCTCGTTACTGTAAAAAACCGGGACACAATCTTGAGTGTTTTAGAAGAAGGACTGAGAACCTCTAGATATAGGATTAACTCTGCTCGTACGGTCGGTGAGCTTCAAACCTTTATTATTACCGAGAATGGCAAAATGCAGGCTGATGATGGGTACCATGACGATTTGGTTATGAGCCTAGCTATCGGAATGTATGCATGTAACCAGATTTTCTTAAAGAGTCCGATAGCCATTGAAACTTTAAAATCCGACGACAGTACAAAAACAACTCCAAGTCCTCTCTCAAGGTCTAAATACAGTGACCTTAGTGAGAAAGAAAAACTAAAGGAATATATGAAATGGGTTCTGAAATAAACGAAAACAAAAACCT